GTCAGTCACCGCGAAGGTGCAGATATCTTCATCACTGGAGGGAGGACCCGCCCCGACAGTTCAACACCCCGGAAGAGCGACCGGGACTGTGGCAGATGTGCCACGGAATCAAACGCCAGGGTCCGCGAATAAGGTGATCGAGCGAACCAGCTCTCCCAATCCTCACGCGGAGACCCCCTTAATGCAGCTAAATCTCCCTCAACCAGCACGAGCAATCAATGAAGTGGTTGCTAACGTGCAGGAGAATGTGCTCTTAGGGGTAGGTCCCAATCGGTCAGCTAAAGCCCCACCAACGGCAGGTGAGTATCAGCTACTCACGCCATTAGGGCCTAAGCCGATTAAGCTACGCAGTCCTTCCATTACCCAGCTCTGTAGTGTGAAACGGGGCTATCGTATTGTGTTCACCCAGTATATGCCATTACGGCCAACTGGAGCAGAGCACTTTACAAGCACTGGAAGGAACCCGCATGCTCACGGTTTTGTTACACGTGTTCTGAATTACGTAAGGCGTATGGAATTCATTGAACCCCAAACTGTGGAATTGGTAAATTTTGAGAAGAACGGCGCTCTCTTCAGCAGCCCGGTTATTGACGTTGCCCGTAATTTGCTATTAATCCCGCATAAGGATGGTAGGCAGATGTATAAGGTAACAGTCATACGTAACCCTAGTAACTATAGTACGGTCATCTTAGATCCTATCGAGAATGAACTTACTAGATGTTGCTGCTGTACGACTACCTTGGAGAATGACCTAAGTGATTACCTGATTCATTATCGGGAGTCACGATGGGAACTCCTTGTGGGCGACAAACTTGAGGTAATTTATGCCTTGGGTTTTAAGTCCAAGTCGAAGGAGAAGAGATATGTAGCGTTGCAACTTGCAGCTTATACCGGTATGGATATCGAGTACGAGTGCTTTGTTGGCATCGATTTGCGCAATGGCTCCAAGTATTCAGTTACTTCTGTCGAGCACAACCTGGCTCTCTATGGACACAGCAAGTCTGTACGAGATGCCCCATTCCTAGCTAAGTCCATTATGGCCCACATCAGAATCACCGACTTCCCTGCAGATGGTACATCTGCATTAGAAGGTGGCACTGGTGATGCGACCGTAACTAAATTGGATCCTGAAGCACCGGTCAACGATGATGCCCCTTCCGCCCCTGTCAAGATGATCCCAGCTCTCGCTACAAACGAGACGGGAGTCATTGCTAAGACGGTGCAGGCGGTTGTTGAGGCTGAGGCGGAGCGTGTGGCGCCGTATCTTAATGATACTGACCCACCTGACTGGATAAAGGAAGTGAAGACTAGTTTCTTCAGGTTGTTGTTTGGCAAGAGTATGAGGAATAAGGGTGTACCCCTGAGTATGGAAGAGGCGAGGGCCTCTGATCGTCCATCCCAGGCTCGTACCTTTTCTATGGTGGAAAATGATGTCTTATCAGAGGCAGCAGACTCCATTAAGATATTTCTGAAGACTGAATCGATGGACCCAGCCTCCGCCCCCAGGATCATCTCTAACCCAGATGACATGTTGCGTGTTTTTAGTCGCATGTTTGGGGAGCCTTTAGCAGATTTTCTCAAGAGCAAGACGTTCCTAAAAGACCATTATGGTTTTGTGGGACCATTGCAATTGAGGGATATGTTTGAGCGGACGGTAGCGCAGTGTATGTCGACTGAGACGGTTCCTGACGAATTGAAACAGAAACTCTTTGAATGCGATTTCTCAAAGATGGATGCCACTGTGACTAAGTGGATGCGACAATTCGAGAAGGAGGTGGGACTTTGGTTCTTTAGTACACAATACCACGACCTGTGGAGACTTTGGCATTCTAAATTGTATTCCAAGCCTCGCTCAAAGAAACTGTATGGTAAGTCTATTTATATGGGCTACTCTCGTCGGTCGGGAGAATACTATACTTCCATATTTAACACTTTACTCAATATGTTCTATGTGACATGTTGTTTTGTTAAAATGGGGTTTTCCATTGAGGAGGCAATTAGAATGGTGGGGTTGGTTGGTGGTGATGATGGTCTTCACCCCTGTTTAGATCCGGTAACAGCAGTTGCGGTGGCATCTGACCTTGGTTTTCAGGTTAAGGTGCTGCCTAAGTCGTTCAACGAGCCCATAGGTTTTCTGGGCTTGGTGAGGTTTGATTGTGATGTATATTTCTACGATCCCTTACGTTTTGTAACCAAGTGTAGCTCCGTAGCCACAGGCGCCGGGATCCCACCTGAAGAGGCAGCTTTCAGAAAATTCGAAGCTTTTGCAAAATTATACCCACTGGTACCAATAGTGGGCACTTTGTCAAGAGCTGTGTTAAGAATTTTGGTAAAGAAAGGCTTCAAAGGGCCAGATCCTAAATATGACCTAGCAGCACGGAACATAAATGGCTTCATGACAACACAATTGTTAGACTCAGCAGGGCTTATGCCCTGCAAGGCAACTCGTGATGAGTTGCTTGGGTATGTGGCAAGATCTCTGGATATTGAGGTCGCCACTTTGTGCAAGATTGAGGAGGCATATGAGAATGCTAAAGATTTTAGTGACTTTCCATCACATGTTTTAACCGTGGAGGGTAAGAAGTTTAAATTTCCAGTTATGTTTCAAGGCAATATCTATGCTGGCGACCGCCAACCTGCAGGAGAGCTCGATAAGTTAAGCTCAGACGAATCAACAACTCGACCAGGAAAGTCATTAACTTCCCGAGCAACCAATGGCAAGAAACAAGAACGCAAAAGCGCAAGCGCGGCGAGCTGCAGTACAACAAGCAGCCCGCAAGGCAGTGTCACCAGCACTAGCACCACCGGAGATGATGCTAGTGGCACAGCCGGAACGAAGACGGAGGAGAAACCGGAGAAGACGAAGCGGGTTAGGAAACGCAATGGGAAAGCTAACGCCGGAAGGCATAGCGTTCCTAAAGTGTAATACTTCCCCCGCTGACTTTTCAACGGAGGACTTTCGCGGTATACCAGACTCATATGAAGGTAAGAGTTTGGTCAAAAGGCATCAGTTGACGAATACTTTGAATGTCACTGCCTTAACTCCAGGGGAGGATGGTTACATTGTAACCTTGCCTGTCCCAGGGGTAGCCTTCTTTATCGGCTCAGTCGGTGCAGGTACATTGGAGTTGTACCCAGTCTTTTATACAGACTATGCATCCCTGTTTCCAGTCGGTAGGGAAGGTGAGGTAGTGACTCGGTTCAGGTATGCTTCCAGTGTAATCGAGATAATCCCAACTGTTAATCAAATGACTTGGACTGGTAATTTGCAGATTACCAAAGGTGAGGTGGATCTTACACCCTCCCTTTCATCGTCCGGTTATATAATTAGCGGTTTAGGTGCTCTTGTTAATACAGTGAAGCCGGATTGTGTACACCCGTTTAATTTGGGGTGCTACGTCCCTACTAGATCTACTGACGACTCCTATCCTTTCCAGAGCATCATGAGTAATCAGACGTATGCTGGTACTACTTTTGAGCCGCCTACGGCCGGCTCCGAAGTTACTAGCATTACGTTCCCGACTATCTCATCGGTGAATTTTGTTGGATTGGGTAAACAGGAGGTAACCGTCATTAAGATTCCAGCATACTCGGCAACGGGTAATGTTGGAGTTGTTAGGACGTGGGCGTGCGTTGAGTATCAATTGAACTCCGCATCTCCATTTTACGAGTTTGCTGCCCTGTCAGCCCCTTGTGACCCTCTCGCCCTGCAGCTGTTGAAACAGTTCTACGCAGAGCACTCTGCTGCTGTCCCGTACTATGACAACGACACATTCTGGAAACGGTTTGTGGAGTGGGTGCATGGTGCGAGTGGACTCCTCAGTGCGCTGCCAGGACCGTACGGTACGGCTGCTCGTGGTGTGAACATGATCACTGGCGTGCTGCGTTAGCCACCGAATTTGTTCCAGGGTTGTGACCGACCACACGTGAAGTTTCCCGCGATAAGGGAAGCCGGCAAGGAAGATACTTTGGATTCCACGCTGTACCTACAAAGGGAGGCCAGTAGCCTCCGGCCCTATCACACAGGGTTACTAACCGGTGCAACTCCGGGG